AATTGGTTGATTATTCAAATAATACACAATTTGATGAAAGCACAAAATTGATTGTTGATTATAGAAAACTTAAAAAAATAAAACTAATACAACCAACCATACATAAATATTTGTCTGGACAAACAAAATCACAGTTTCGTAGAGTGGATGCAGATGAATTTATGGTGGCTGCATTGTTACCAGTACAGAGATTTAAGAAGGCTTCATCAAAAGAAGTATGGTCTGATTCTAGGGGAATGATCTAATGGCAATTGCAAGTTTTATAGAGGGTACAGCTTTTGGTGTAGTAAATGATATACTCTCTGCATTTCACTCAAATGAAGGATATGCTGTACCAAACAGGTATGAGGTTGTGATATCACCTCCAGCAAAATTAGGTGGTGGTGGTCAAGAAAATATATTTAATAATGCAGAAAGAGGTGCTAACGTAAGAGACATATCTTTGAGAGTAGAGAGTGTAACATTGCCAGGGCGAACACTGACAACTGCTTCAGAAACAAACGTGTATGGGCCAGACAGAGAAATAGTTGAAGGTGTAACTTATGCAGATGAAATTGCAATTGATTTTCAAGCAAGTGCTGGATTAGAAGAAAGAGTATTTTTTGAAAATTGGCAGAAACAAGCATTTAATGAACAGACATGGAATATAGGTTACTATAATGATTACATTGGTTCTATGGAAATATATTTGTTAGATAGGCAAGATGTAAGACGTTATGGTTTAAAAATGTGGGAAGTATTTCCTAAAACTATTACAGCAACTACTTTAACCGCAGCTGAAGCAACAGAAATTATTAAAACAAATGTATCATTTTCTTTTAGATACTGGACAAATTTAGATCAAAATCAACAACCCCCAGACATAATGGGTAGAATATTTGAAACTGTGGTAAACTCAGCGGAGAGAAATATTTCTAGAAACATACCTAGAATATTAAATAGATTATAATAAGGATGAATAATTATGGCGCTACCTAAACTAGAAACTCAAGTATATGAACTTGAGCAACCGTCAACTGGAGATAAAATTAAATACAGACCATTCTTAGTCAAAGAACAAAAGACTTTAATGATGGCTTCTGAATCTGGAGATGAAAAACAAATTCGTGATTCTTTAGCAGGAATTATTAGTGGATGTACATATCAAAAAATAGACCCATTTACTGTTCCTATGTTTGATGTTGAATTTTTGTTTTTGAGGATACGAGGAAAATCTGTAGGGGAGAAAATTGAATTAAATTTATTGTGTCCTGATGATGGTGAAACTAGAGTTAAAACTTCTATTAAATTAGAAGATATTGGTGTGAACATGAAAGCAGGGCATACCAATGAAATTAGTATAACTGATAAGATTAAAATAATAATGAACTATCCAACACTTAATGATATGGTAGGAATGTCTGGCAAAGAAAATGTTGGACTCAATGAAGTTATTGATATGATGAAAAGATGTGTTCATGAGGTTCATGATGGCGAAACTATTCATAGTAAGATAGATATGTCTGAGTCTGATTTAGATGAATTTATTGAAAGTCTTACAACTGAACAATTTCAAGGCTTAGCAGATTTCTTTGATACTATGCCTAAAGTTGCTCATTCGATTGAGGTTACTAATCCTAAAACAAAAAAGAAGGGTGAAGTAGTTATAGAGGGTATTCAAAGTTTTTTCGAATAGCCCTCTCTCATGATTCTGTTACTAATTATTATAAAACAAACTTTGCAATGATACAACACCACAATTGGAGCTTAACAGAACTAGATGATATGATGCCTTGGGAGAGGGAAGTTTATATAGGATTGTTAATAGAACACTTAGAAGAACAAAAAAAGGAACAGGCTAAACACTAATGGATATATTAACACCAACAGGTGCAGCAACAGAAGTTACAGAGCTCATCCTACCTTATATTGGTATGGTGTTAATTGTTGTGTTTGGTTTTATGTTTAAAGACTTTGCTACCAAACTAAGCAAGGGTATTGCGTTTAGTATGAATAAACAGTTTCAAGAGGGTGATCATGTTCTACTTGATGGAGAACGTGCTCTAATCGTTAAAATAGGTATCACACAGACCGTATTTGGTGTTACAAAGGTAGGTGGTGAATGGGATGGAGATTATATATGGCGATACGTACCCAATGAACGTATTGATTTTCTTAAATTAGAGAAGATAATTTTCGACCGAACTCCTATAAATAACAATACAAGTATAAAAAACAACTCAAATAGAATTGAGGAGCTAGAAAATGGCAACTAAGGATGATCAAGTTAAAATTATAGAAGTAGATACAATTACCACTGAAAAATCTTCATGGTATAGTCATATCAGTCCTTCTGGAATTGATAAGTGGCGTATCTGGCCTAGAGCATTAATTACTTTATATGGAATTATGTTCTGGCGTACAACAGAATGGTTCATGGCATTACCAGAACCCACTGCCCCCCAAAGTGCATTTGTAAGTGTCATCGTAGGTGCTGGAGCTGCATGGTTTGGTCTTTATGTTGGTTCTGGTGGTAAGAAGGATAGCAAGTAATGGCTGAAGATTTTAAAGCTCTAGTTGCTGCACAAAAAGAAACATCCAAACTGATACAGGAACAAATCAGACAGTCTATGACTGCTGAAGAACGTGCTGCTACTGACACAGCCAATGAATCAAGAAGTGAATCAGCAAGAAGAGGATGGGAAACTCGACAAGAAAATATTGCATTAGCAGAACAACAAGCAACAATAAATCAAAATCAAGCTCTATACCATGCCCAAGAAGATGGTGAAGATACAGCAAACACTGGAGAAGAACAAAGTGGTTACTTGTCTGATCTTATTAATTTCTTTAAGAAAGATTCTGATAAAGATGGAGCTGCTGCTGCTGAAGATAGTGCTAAAGGTGATTCTAAAGATAGTGAAATGATGGGTTATCTCAAGCAGACTGCTGGATTTCTTGGTGGTATTGCATCACAAGGTATGCAGAAAGTAAAGTCTGGACTTGGAGGTTTGAGTAAATTTCTTATTGGTGGTTTAGCTGTTGCAGCTCTTGCATTTTTAGACCACCCTAAATTTAAAGAAATGATAGTTTTATTGAAGAAAACTATTATTCCACTCTTAGCAACATTTTATGATGAAGTTCTTGTACCTATAGGAGAAGCACTCTCAAAATTATTTGGTGATATTATGTTGGCACTTAAAGGTGAAAAGAGTTTAATGTCTGTACTTATGGATAATAAATTAGCAATTCTTGGTATTGTTACTGCTCTTGCACCAAACTTAGTTTTTGGTGCTTTAAAACTAGCAGTAATGAGTATAGGAAAGGCCCTTCTTTGGGCTAGTGCAAAAAGTGGATTAACTGCATTAATTATTAAGGGATTGACAGCTCTCAAGCTTGGGTTTATAGCTATGAAAGCAAGTGTTGCAAGTTTTTTACCTCCACTATTGCCAATAATTGCAATTGTAGCTTTAATGGTTTCTCTTTTTGCTGCTTTGTCAAAAGCATTTGATGACTTTAGGTTTGAATTGGAAGCAACAGGAAGTATATGGGAAGCAACAAAAACAGCTATAATGTCATTTATTGCTAACTTTTTTGGATTTATTCCCAACCTAATTAAATCTACTCTATCTTGGATCATTGGAAAAATAGGTAGTATATTTGGAATTGACGCTTTCACTGATATATCTAAAGCAATGGATGAATTTGATTTTGTTGAAGGAATCACTAGTTTATTAACCTCTATAGGTGATACTATATCTGGAATATGGGATGGACTTTTGGATGCTATAGAAGGTATATTAAGAAGTCCAAAGTTAAAGTTTCTTGGTGGTGGTTTTGCAGCTGACGCATTGTTTGGTACACCAGAGGAACAATCAGCTAAAAAGAAAGTAAAAGAAGAAGAACAGAAAGTATTTGAGGAAAAAAGAATTGCTCTAAGAACACAACAGAAGTTAGAAAAAGAAACAGTAGAAGCAAAGAAACTTGAAAAATTAAAAGCAGAACAAAATGCAGTGAGAACTAATGCAGTAACTACACCTTCTTTAACACCAACAAACGCAAACGCAGCTGCCGCACCAAATATAGTAAATGCACCAACATCAGTTGTCTCTTCTAATAGTTCGTCACACACATCAACATCAACACCAGTTAGACAACCTAATATGGTAATTGGTCAACTGGCAAACGCACATTAAAAAACCCCCCATGTTTCCATGAGGGGTTCTAAAGAACTTTCTGTTCCTAGAAGTAATTATCCTTCTTCAGCAAGTTTTTCAAAGTAAGACATAGTATCGTCTTCATCAGATGTGGTTACAGTAGGAGTAGGAGCTGGTACTTCTTTTGTATCTACCCAAGCTGCTTTTTGTGGTTCATCTTCCATCAAAGCAGTTACATTTCCTACAGTAGTAGTCCCTGCAAGTACAGTACCCAAACGAGTCTTCAACTCATCATAAGACTTGAAATTAGATTCAGCTGAAAACTCTGAAAGAGGATACTCTTTGTTCCATACTGCTTCAATCTCATCATCATTATCAAACAATGGTGATGCAGCACCAAACTCAGATTTGTCGTAATTCCAATAACCATCTACCTTACGAATCTTCAATTTAAATTCTGCACCTTCCCAGAAATCAAATGGATTCACTGGAGTTTCATCTTCAAATGCTGGTTGCATAGCTTCCATACACTTATCAAAGATTTTCTTACCAAAACGATAGAGCATTACTTTACCCTCATTTTGAGGATTTGCTTTATCCTGTACAACCAGAATGTTTGCAAAGTATTGTAACTTACGTTTCTGTTTACGTGCAATTTCCTTATCAGATTCTACACCAGAGTTCCAGTATGCAGAGTTCATTTCTGATACAGGATCGTTTTGTCCAATGGTGGTGAGAGAGTTCTCAATATACCATTGACCAGTAGGGCCTTGAAACGCATGGTTCCAGACTTTTGCCCAAGGAAGGTCTTCACCTTCAACCGCTGGAAGAAAACGAATAACGGCATAACCATTACCTGATTTATCTACCACTGGTTTCCACAGACGTTCATCTGCATAGGACTTCTTTTCTTGTGGGGCATTTTCGGTTTGAACTGCACCGAGCAGTTTGTCCAAGGAATTGGACTTTTTCATTGTAGCTAACGACATATGTATTCTCCTTATGTTAATATATGCGATTTATTATTGTATACGTAGTGTATCACAAAGTTCTGCTTTTGTCAAGTCTCTTATCACAACTTTATCAGTTAAGTAACCATGCTTGGAACTTGAAGCTCCAATATTATGTTTAGGTTCTACCCAATAAAATTGTGTATTCGTAAACTCTTTAAAAACAGATACCAACTGTTTCACCCAATTTTGTGGATTGAAACCCTTTGCATCTGATGGTAAATAGTAGTTTGTTCCTTTATATATATTATTTAATAATTCATTTTTAGCAGATAAATCAAAACCTAACATATAAACTTCTGTTGCCCCCTGTTGACAAGCAAGATGTAATGCAGTAGTCCCTGCAGCCCATCCTCTAGGAGATTCTATGTTTTTAACAGTATCATTATCATCAACATAGGTTATCCAAACTCCAACATCTTTTGTCAATTTCTTTTGCAAATCATCCATATCTAAATTTGCATTTAGTTCTTTCAATGCATCAATTCTTTGTTGTATGGTGGCTGGGTCTTTTCCTTGTATCACACAATTAGCAGTTTTGTTTTTACTCCTATGAATAAAATTTGGTGGTAAGTCAAATCCCATAAGAGTCATTTCTGCAACTTCTGCTGGTAATACAGACCAATCTGCAAACCAACAATTGTGTGTTTTTTGATATTCAGAGTCATAAATTTCCTGTTGCATACCATAGTCCATTGCAACAAG